AAATACTGACGTCTAACCGCAACTCCCTCGGGGCCTGATATTACTGGAGGAAAGTATGCCGGTTAAAGGCATCAAACGCGTTCAGATAAACACCAGAAAGCTGCTCGGGCAGATAGCCGGGCCGGTGACCGAGCGGGTGATCATCGAGGTAATGATTGTGGGGATCGGATATGCCGCCCAGATTACGCCGATGGACACCTCCACGCTGGTAAACAGCCAGTTCCGTGAGCTGCGGCCCATACCGAAAGGCATGACCGGGCACGTCGGTTACACCGCCAGCTATGCCGCCCGGGTCAACGCCGCGCCGGGCACGCTCAAAGGCCAGCCGCGCGCGAACGGCAACGGCAACTACTGGGATCCGAACGGCGAGCCGGACTTCCTGAAAAACGGCTTTGAGCGTGACGGCATGAACGATATCCGGGCAACCATCCGGCGAGGATACAAACTATGACCCGCAGCGAGGTTTATGACGCCCTGCGCGCCTGGCTCCAGCAGCACGGCTTTGATACGGGCTACCGGGTGCAGAAGCGCTTTTTCATAGAGCATGAGGACTCGCAGAACGAGCGCTATCTCATCATCCAGCAGAACGGCGGCGGAGGTGATGAGGAAGCCATCTCCCGCGATTACTTCCGCATCATCCTGCTGACCGGCCAGAACGATCCCGATATTGATGCCGTGGAAAATAACGCTGATGCTATCCGCCGGGCCATGAGCCTGGAGTATCAGACCGAATGCATCATCCTGATGCAACCAGTCGGCGGCGTCCCCGCCTTCAGAACCGAAGAGGGCCGCGCGGCCTTCGAAATCAACTTCAGAACCATCATTTCCCAGTAACGGAGTAAAAACTCATGGCATGTGAATCAGGTGCATTCACGGGGCTTGCTGTCGCCGTATATTACGCGATCGGCTGCCCTGAGGTTCAGCCAGCAGCGAACCAGTATAAGCGCCTCGGTATGATGCGCGGCAAAACCACGGGCGTGGAGTGGGAAACTGCCGACGCAACGGGCGACCAGAGCGCGGCATTTACCCAGGAGAACGTCACCACCTATAAGAACGTGTCGTTCTCCGGTGACGGCGTCAGCCGTAAGGAGGCGATCTACGGCCAGCGGGCTATGAAACGCCATGTCTACAGCCCGTCAGCGGAAACCAGCAACCAGCCGTATGTCTGGCTGAAGATCATCTCCCCGCTGGATATCACCGAGGGGCCGTTCCTTGTCACGAGCTGGCAGGACGAAGCGCCCCACGATGATGTCGCAACCTGGTCGCTGGAAGCCTCCAGCGCGGGCAATGTCGACGTGCGCGACGTGGGCGATACCATTACCATCACGACTCAGCCGCAGAGCCGCACGCTGGAAGAAGGCGACACGCTGACGCTTTCCGTGGCGGCCACCACCAGCGGCAGTTCTCCTTTGAGCTATCAGTGGCAGCGGGACGGTCAGGATATCGGCGGGGCGACGGCGTCAACGTACACCAAAGCCAGTGTGACGGCGGCAGATGATGGAACCTACGCCTGCGTTGTGTCGTCCTCAACGGCCAGCAGCGTATCTTCCGGCTTCGCGAATGTGGTAGTCACAGCTTAATTACGGGGCTTCGGCCCCTTTGAGGTTTTATGCAGGTCATCACTGATATCGGCCAGGCGGTGATCCGCGCTGGTGGCCGCGAGATATTCCTCAACCCCTCATTTCTGGCGATGTCCCGGATCGGCGCGCCGGAGGATATCGTCAGGCTGTTCGTCACCGTGCATGCCGGGCACTATCCGACACACCGTATTAGCGAACCGACCATCGTGCGCGATGTGCTGGCCCGCTGCTTTGCAGAAATGGCGACGGCAGCGGCTAGGGTAGTTACCGCCTGCTGTACAGAGAACATCAGCCAACTGATCGGCACATACAAGGTCACAACGAAAGGCAAGTTATCTTACCGCCCCGGCCTGTTGCCGGTTGCCGACGTGATAGAACTGGCCCGACACCTGATCCGTCACGGTGTGATGGGCGACCAGCCACCGGAGCACCTAAAAGGGCAAAAAAAAGAGTATTCCAGTAAATTTGATGTCCGGTCATTCGTCTACACAGCCGTTGCTCACCTCGGCATGAGCGAGGCGGACGCCTGGAGCATGACAATGACCAGTTTCCGCGCCGCAATGAACGCCAAGTTCCCGATGAAGGAGAAAGACAAGATCCCGACGGAAGATGCCTATGACGAGGTTATGGACTGGGCTGACAAGATGGTTGAAATCGACACGCAAAGAAACGGTAGGTAGTTTACATCCGTCTGAAATTCAAACTCACCGGAGGAATTCTACTAACTTTAGTAGGCCGCAAATGGCAGGAAAGTGGTGTTAAGATGTTTCTGATTGCAATCAATGGAAACATCTAATGAAAAAGGTAGTTGCTGTTGCGCTTGGAGCGCTTTTATTATCTGGCTGTACAATCCGTGTTGCTGACATGACTGTTGGCAGCACCAAAAACTATAACCTGAACTCTGCTAAATTTGTGAAAGGCGCGCGGGTCACTGGTGAAGATACAGCGCCAGTATTTATCTTCCCGCTGGGCATTCCAAACGTTAAGACTGCAATGGATCGCGCAATTGAAAAGAACCGCTGCGCAGTAGCTTTGTCTGACGTTGTTGTTACGCAGCTAAACCACGCGTTTATTGTTGGCCAGATTGGCTACCGTATCGAAGGCACCTCGGTAATTGACCGTAGCCAGCCGGGTTGCGAAAACGCTAACTGATAATTAAGCCACCTCAGGGTGGCTTTTTTGTATCCCTCATCTGAAATCAAAAAATCAGGCATCACATTGCGCTGTTGTGCTCACCTGATAGGATTAGCCTTATCTTTTACTGATGGGGATAGCATAGTGAAACGGTTTTTTCTAATTGGATCTTTGGTTGCTGTATTGGCTGGATGCGCTCAAGAGAAACCACTTTCGTCTTACGATGATACAGGGCTGTGCACCCTGAAAGGCCAAGCAATGGGTTATGGAAATACTGATATCATCCCGAAGATACAGGCTGAATTTTCCCGCCGAGGAAAACTGTCAATTAGCCAGGCAGATTGTGATACCTATGTGCAAACAGGCCAGCAAGATGCGCGAGTTAAAATGAAAACTAGCGATAGCATTATTCAACAGTCAAACCAAACAATGACGATAAATGCCATCAAAGGTTATTGAGCACCAATTGAAAATGTAAACCCCGCTCCGGCGGGGTTTTTTATTGCCTGGAGGAAAGCAGATGGAAAACGTAGGTGGCATTTATTACGAGATCAAAGCCGATACTCATGCGCTTCTACAAGCAGATAAGCAGGTAGAAAATATCACGAATAATATGGAGCGCGGCTTTGAGAAAGCGGATGCTGCTGCCGACGGGCTGAATACTGGGCTTAGCAAGCTGGCCTCTGCCCTGAAAGCACTGATCGCGGTTTCTGCACTGCGTGAAATGGCCCGCATGGTGCAAAGCTACCAGGAGATGGCCGAGCGTGTGCAGATGGCCACTTCCAGCCAGGATGAATTTGAGCGCGTACAAAAACGCTTGCTTAATACTGCAAACGGCACTTATCGATCGCTGGCAGAAGCCCAGGAGCTTTATATCCGCAGTGCTGACGGACTGCGCAGCATGGGGTACTCTACCGAACAGGCGATCGACGTTCAGGACTCCATGTCTTACGCGTTCGTGAAGAACGCCGCGTCTGCCGAGCGTGCTGATTCTGCAATTAGTGCCTTCACCAAAGCGATAAACACCGGCACCGTATCTGCCGACCAGTGGGAGTCCATCACCACTGCCATTCCGACAGTCATTAACGATATTGCAGCAGCCAGTGGCAAATCAGCTGCAGCAGTCCGCGCCCTTGGTGCATCAGGTAAGCTTACAGCTTCGGATCTTACCGAAGGTCTGAAACAATCACTCGATGCAAACACAGCTGCAGCTGCTGGCATGTCTAATAATCTGGTCGATGCCAGCGTCAGGATGCGGACCGCTGTTACCGCTATGCTGGTGGCAGTCGAAGGGCAGACCGGAGTGATTCAGGGCTTCACCAACAGCATCATTACCGCCGCCGATACGATCCTCAGTTTCTCTGAGAACTCCGAGGCTATGTCGGGCTACATCGACAGCGCAACACTCGCTGCCAAAGCTTTCGCCCTGGTAATGGCTGGACGTTACGCCGGATCGTTGAAGGATGCTCTCAGCGGGAAGCTGCAATCAATTGCTGCTACCCGTCAGCAGACAGCGGCAGAGAACCAGTCTGCCCAGTCTCTGCTTATTGCGGCTAACGCAGTGCAAAGAAAGACCCTTGCTGATAAAGAAGCGGCATTCTCAGCCGTTGCGCTGGCTCAGGCTGAGCTGAATGTCGCGCGTGGAAGTAACGCCGAAATGACGGCACTCGAAAACCTTAGCGCAGCAAAATCACGCGCCCGGGCTGCTTCACTGGCGCTGGTGGAAGCAGAAACCGCCCAGGCTGCAGCTTCTGCCAGAGCTGCGGCTGCGGCACGCGCTGCATCGGTGGGATTTGGCCTTGCTCGTGGCGCTCTTTCACTGATCGGCGGCCCAGCGGGTGTAGCAATGATTGCCGCATCCGCACTGCTTTATTGGTGGCAAACTGCCAAGCAGGCAAAGGAAGAGGCGGTTGCTTTTGCTGACGGTCTGGACAAGCTCAACAGCTCTATGAAGACGATGAGCAACACCCAACTTAGAGGGGCTATAGCAGACGCCAATATCGCCCTGAAAGGGCTAAAGGGAACCATAGCGGATTCAACCGATGAGATTGAAGATCTCACTGCTAAACGTGATGACTACATAAAAAAAGGGAGCCAGTTCAATACGACAGCAGAACAAGGTAATGGTTTACTCCAGAAAGCAGCAGAGCTGACCAATCTGATAAACCAGAAAGAGCGCGATCGCGCGGAAAATCAGGACAGGCTGACTCGTACAGCCCAGGCTCGCGATAGCATGGAGACCACTCTTAATAACAATATGCTCACCTCGATGGGGGTGCATGATCGCCTAATAGAGAAAGGTTCTAACCTTGAGCAGGTGCAAGGGGCTGTGGCCAGAGCCTTTGGCAAAACAGCCGATGAAATTAACCGGGCCAATCAGGCCGGGCAGAACTTCAATCCCAAATCATTGCAGATCGCCCCACCAACTGTCGATGGCGATAAAGTAATCCTGAACCTTGAAGAGCAGAACGAGCTTCTGAAAATACAGGATGAACGCCAGCGGGCAGTAGCAAAAGCCAGAATGGCGGCGGCTAAGGTTACTGACAACCCTAACCAGATCGCGTCTGCTGAGCGTCTGGCTGCAGAGAATTACGATCTACAGGAAGCTGAGGAGGCTCGACGCAAAGCCCAGCAGCAGAATGAACAGCAGGGCAAAAGCGCAGCCACTCAGATGGAGGCCAATGCCCAGAAAATTGCTGATTATAAGCAGCGCGCAGAAACTGCTGCCGAGGCAACACAGGATTTGTCACGCGAACAGGCCATGCTAAGGGCTGAGCAGTCTCTTAATAAAAGCGCTACGGCTGGGCAAATTGATGAAATAAGAAAATATGCTGCCGCTGAATGGGACGCAGCTAATGCTGTTAAGCAGCGTCAGCA